ATGGTGTCGTTCCAGTCGGACTCGGGTGTGTCTTTTTCCCACGGAAAACCACAGCGACCCTCGGTGGCTTCACGGTAATCCTCGTGGCTCAGACTGGCACGGCGCAAGGCTTCGGTTTCGTAGTCGTGGGTCGGCTCGGACATCAGGCGTACCAGTCGGGTGTGCGCCTGAATTGATTTGGCAACGATGGACTTTGCTTCTTGGAGTTTCATTTTGTTCCCCTTTCAGTTGGACAATACAATTATATAAACAGTGTGTATCAGATTTACTCCTCGGGAGCCCCGGACATCCGTCTCTTATGTGGTTGAGAATGAACTACGCAATAAGAGCTAAACGATATAGCCCTACGCTTACAGGCCGTTTCATTACTCGTAAGCGAGGCGCATTTTCTCAACGAGATATCCGTCATCCTTCTCGATACTCGTTGGGTAGTGCGCATTATGGAAACATAACCTCGCTAAGATACTCGAATGTCCTACAACTTATTTCATTGCGCTGTCTGTGGATTACCCGTAAGCATAGAGAGCAGTAACATTCGCAGGCTTGTTGTTGTCTGGGTAAAAGGTAAGGGTACAACCACCGACGGGGCTGTTGTTGAGGAACTTCATCAGTATCGCCACGATTTTTGTCGGGATAACGGCATTGAGTACATACAACCAAAGTTGTTCTAGATAAGCGAACTATCCCAGAGTTCTTGGGCTTTTACCTCTATCTGGTCGGAGTACAGGTCGGTTGCCCAGACATCATCAGTTAGAGGTATCCAGCCGTGACTGAGTAGGTACTCTGTTGCTTTTTCACGCCAGCCGTCTTTCTCTGTCTCGCTAAGCGTTTCCCACTCGGCGCTCATAGTGCGTCTCCATTTGACCACGCTAAAACTTCGTGTGACAACTTGCCTACATCAAACCCGTAGTAATCCACGATGAGTTGGGTAGCCGTAGCCTCTGCCGTGTCCTCGTCTGGCGCTTCCACATTTACTGTCATCACGAAGTAGTCAGCAACGAACTGAACTGTGTAATAATCAGAAACACTTTTCATTATTCGCACACCACCCACTGCATTGCTACTTGTAATAGGTTGTCGTAGTCACCCGACATTGACTGCGTTCTGTATTCAGCAATTTCATCTGCCGATACTTTTGCTCGCCTAAGTGCTTTGGTTACTGTTCCCATAATCGCAAAGGCGTTTCCGTCATTGCCAGTGAGTTCGACTGTAATCTCTGGATATCTTACTTTCATTATTTTCCCCTTTTCTAGTAGTTGCTTATATCTTACTGGTAGTGCGTATCAGATTTACATTCAGGAAATAGCCCCGGCTACGCCTACCACGAGCGCCAACTCCGACCCCAGCGAGGAGAGGTGCTCCTCAACCAGCGAGAGAATGTCGGCGTGATGGTCTCAATCAGTTCTGGCAAAATAATATGAACGGCGACATCGCAAGTCCGAACGAACTTACACGGCGAGCCGAACCAAAACTTGCTGACGGGTGACTGCTCCACATCTCGGAGTAGTCGGAAAGTTTCTCGGAGAGTTAGTTCTCGCTCAAGCACTCTGTTCCTGAATTATCTGGAAAGAGTCTCCCTCGCTCTCAATCATTCCGAGCCCACTTCCGTTGTCCCACTTTGTGTGAACAGTTCCGAGCGAGTCTACATTCGTGACCACTCCCTCGTCTCCGAACTTTAGTTTTGTGTACAGGTCTGATGAACGCACGAACATAATTCGTTTTCCTACAAGTTCGTTAGCCATTATTTGTTGTCTCCAGTTTCTCCCAGATTTCCGAGCGAGTGTTTAGCATCGCCCAGTGGAACGAGTCCATAAATAGATTTTGTTTTTCAGTTGTGCGAAATGTTTTTTCTGCGTGTGCTCTCGCCTCTTGGGTTTTTGTTTCCAAGAGAGCGACCCACCACTCGGAGGTCTCGTTCATCAGAACCCCCTCTCTCGGAACACCCGACTGAACTTTGCTCGGATTCCATCGTTGCCGTTTTTTTCGTAACTTCCGACAATTCGGTTGTGGATTTTCTCAACGACCATATCCAGTTCGTGGAGTGCGAGGTCGTCTACCGTTTCGTAGTCGCCGAGATTTTCCTCTGCGATATTTTCCAATGCGAGGTCAATCATCTGTTTCAGATTTTCCACCTCACTCATCAACTCTCTAACCGTTGTATCCATCACTCGCCCCTTTCAGTTGGCTTGGTTTTTCCTTACCCTCCAATACTACTGACGGTCTGTATCAGATTTACTATCCCCTTTCACCCCGTAATAGCCCCGGTAAGCCTTTCCGATTGAGATGAGTGAATGTAAATCTGGTACACACTCTCGGTAAGATAGTGGTGTCCAGTGAAAGGGGCGAGAATTATGGGAAAGAAAAAGAAGCAACAGAAAAAGAAAACAAGCGAGTGGGGCGAGTGGGTGTTTGTACCTCACACTCATTACTCACCCGTACCCGTAGCAGGTATGAGCGAGGATGATGTGCGACAAGCCATTGAGTGGCGCAAATCAACTTTACGGTATGAGAACAATGTGTATCAGGTGAACATAAAAGATGTGACCGACATTGGTGGTTATGTTTGGCAGTGGCTTTCTATCAAGCGTAGAGACAGAGGTATCGTTAGAGATTGGCGACACTTACAGCGAATAAAGAACGACCTATGTGGTGACGAGCGTTGGGGCGTGGAGTTTTTTCCTGCCGAGAGCGAACTGATAGATACCTCAAACCAGTTTCATCTATGCGTAATGCCAGAAGGTATGCGACCACCCGTAAGGATTTTTGGAATGAGAGATGTAAAGACGCCGAGCGAAGCCGAAAAAGTTGGCGCACGACAAAGACCATTTCAGGTAGGGTGAACATTATGAACACTGATACTTACAGAACTGTGAAAGTCGTACTCATAACTATTGCGATAACTCTGGCATCACTGTTTTTGTTTTCGTTCTTACGAGAGCAGAACAGAATTGACAATGAGTTCTTTTGTGACGGTGCGCCGATAACCGTAGGGGAAGGTGACACTTTGTTTTGGATAGCGAAAGAGAATTGTGTCGGCAACTTTATGAATGTCGTAGATAAACTTGTGAATACCTACGGTGCGTCACTGAATGTCGGCGACATCATTTATCTACCAGTTCACAACAACTGCGAGATGCGTGTGACTGACGGTGGTCAAGTATTAGACGAATGTAGTTAGTCGGGCATTATGTACGAGGGGAATGGTTTTTCTCCAAGTTGCCCGATACTCTTGCGTAAGTTGGCGAGTGTCGTTATGCCCTCTAATGCTTTGTAATCTTGTGGAGTATTAGATAGTCCAGCGAGCGTCTTTTCTATTTCGTCAATTCGCTTATTCAGTCTCTGGAAGTAACCCGTGAGCATTTCTACCTTTTCGGAGAGTGCCAACATCTCATCGTGCCAGTCTGGAAGTGCTGTCGCCATAGTTAGAAAGAGTATCATAATCCCGTGAGACTTTTTCTGGAGAGCGACCTACTCGTATTGGATTTTCCCTATGAGGCTGGTCAGGTGTCCGAACTGAAGGCGATAGCCGGGGCTAAATGGGACAAGGTGGCCAAGTTGTGGAAGGCGCCCGTGTCATCGTTGGATGAAGTGCGTGAGTTCGCAATCAAGTATGACTTCGACATCAGTAACGAGCTACTCCGTCTAACTATTACCCGTAAGCCTCCTGCTAGGGGGCTGTATGAGAAAGACGGTTGGATATTTATCAAGTTTTCTTACGAGCGAGTGATGATTTCTGCCGTCAAGAAGCTTCCCCAAGTGACTTGGGATAGTACCGAGAAGTCGTGGAAGGTACCCGTAGCCTCTGCTCAAAACGCTGTTGACTTGGCTGATATGTTTTCGCTGCCAGTACAAGAGGGCGTCAGGGATATTGCTGTCTCTGCTACGGAGAGCCTAAGTCGACTGGTATCAGCGTCTCGTTCAGTAGATGCCGACATCAGCGTAGAGGGTTTACAAGGAACGCTGCTTCCGTATCAGAGGGCTGGTGTTCAGTATGCCTCTAGAGCAAAGCGTACATTCATAGCCGACGAGATGGGCTTAGGTAAGACGATACAAGCGATAGCAACCATAGAGCTGGCGAACTCATCATCAAGTGCTTACCCTGCTGTAGTCGTGTGTCCACCAAGCCTTGTACTCAACTGGAAGGCAGAGTATGAGAAGTGGCTTCCGAATAGAACTGTGTCGGTCGTTACCAATCGTAAGGCGTTCCCAGAGAGTGGATACGATGTCGTGGTAGTCGGCTATAGCAACATAACTCATTGGGAGAAGGAGTTGTCTGGTCATAAGTCGTACATCTTTGACGAGAGCCATTACTGTAAGACCCCTACTGCTCAGAGAGCGAAGTCGGCTATCAAGATGTCCAAGTCATCTCCAAAGAACGGCGTGGTGCTGTGTCTTACTGGTACTCCGGTGACTAATCGCCCTGCCGAGTATGCGTCTCAACTTGACATACTTGGCAAGCTCAAAGAGTTTGGTGGGCTGTGGGGCTTCTACAGAAGGTACTGTGGTGCTTATCAAGACAACTTCGGTCAGTGGAACATCAGTGGTCATTCCAACCTTGACGAACTCAACGAACGGCTAAGGGGTACTTGCTATATCCGTAGAACCAAAGACCAAGTGCTGTCGGAACTACCACCCGTAGTCCATAGCCGAGTTCTGGTCGAGGGTACAACTGCCGGTATAACCGAGTATCGCAAAGCCGAGAAGGACATCATCAAGTACATAACCGATAGGGCTAAGGAGATAGCAATAGAGCTAGGGGAGAACCCATACTCCAAAGCCGTTGTTGCCAAGTTGAGAGCCGAGAGCAACGAACATCTCGTAAAACTGTCCGTATTGCGCCGTCTCTCTGCCAAAGCCAAGATGCCTGCTGTTCACGAGTGGATAGAGGCTCATATAGCAGAGGGAAAGAAGGTTGTCGTATGCGCTCATCACAGGGACATCGTTGACGAACTTGCCAGAAAGTATGGCAACCTCCGTATTCAGGGTGGTATGTCCGTAGATGAGGTCGAGATACAGAAAAAGAAGTTTATGACACTACCCGTAGAGGATGCGCCAGTCATCGTGCTTTCTATTCAGGCTGCGAAAACTGGTCATACTCTTACTGCTTCACAAGACTGTCTATTCGTAGAGCTTCCGTGGACACCTGCCGATGTTGACCAAACTTACAGTCGGCTTCATCGTCTGGGGCAAAAGGGGTCGGTAACGGCTACCTATATGTTGACATCTGGCACGATAGATGAGGAAATCTACAAACTTATTGAGAAAAAAAGAACCGTTGTGAACGCCTCAGTAGAGGGTGGTCTGGCTGGTGGTGATGAAGGTGCTATTCAGCTTTTGCTGAACCTGATGAGGTAGTCATTACTTCATCAACGATAAGTTTTGCGTACTTCTTGCGTAAACGCCAAATCTTTTGGTTCATCTCGGCTACGGCATTGGTTGCTCGTGCTTTATGGATTATGTCTTTGTCGTAGGTCTCATACTTCGAGAACAATATGTCGTCTAAGTCGCTGTCCTCTAACAATATGTCAGAGACCCACCTTCCTCTGGTGTCTATCGCCATCATCAGTTGGCAAAGTCCTTCAGAACCGAACTCATTGTAAACTTTGTTTGCCATCAGGTCGCAAAAGTGCTTGCGATAAATGTGTTCAGCGTCTTGGGCATTACTCATAAAGTCGCTCAACCAGATAGCGAGTTCCTCTCGGTTCGGACTGTCGTCATCACCATCGCCAAATCCGTCAAACTCATCGGGAGTACTCATAGGTCAAACCTTCCTGAAGGTAACTACATCGTACATTCGTTTGCTGTCAAGAAAAAGACAGAAGTATTTCTTGTGCCTTCAGTTTTCTTTGTGTGACCCAACTATTATTATCCATTGACGCTAATGCTCGTTCGGATACTTTGCCTTCTCGGTAATGGTCTAGGTACTCAACTATTGCGTTGTATGTAGACCACCCGTTGTACCCGTAGCCTCCTGCGTTCCTTTCGTTTTCATAAACCGACTTCACAACACTGATGATTTCGTCTCGGTTCTTTTTCATTCGCTTCGTAGCGTCTCGTTCTTGTGGGAACACTCCATCTATGACACGCTGGAACTGTGGGGTATTAGCCCCGATTTTTATGCCTAAGAGGGTTGTCGCTGTCTCTTGGAACGACTTCGCCCATTCTGTGGAGAAGTTCAGTATCTCTTGAGCCTCCTCAATGGCGCTATCGGCATTCCTGGTGTGTCTGGCAGTGAATACTCTGCGTGATGATGCCATTCCTGCTATGACCGTGTTCTTACATACTGCTCTGATGGAGGTGTTAGCGAAGGTAATCGCCGTCTTGCCATCGTGACCATTACGAACGAGCAGGTAACGGTCAATCTTGTCGTTTATGCCTCTGGGGTCAATAATGAGTTGTCCTAGGTCAATGGAACTAAAGAACTCTCTGCCTCCGTGTAGGACGCCACAGG